CTCCGCAAGTTACTGATGCTAGCGCTAATACGCCAACATCCTATTCAACGCAGGAGGCAACCTATCAGAAAATTGGAACACGGGTTATTTGTAAAGGGACATTAGCATTATCAAATTTAAGTCCAGTTTCTGGTAATTTAAGATTAACTAATTTGCCTTTTGTCCCTAAAACTACAGGAGATTTTAAGGCTGGTGGCTTAATGACGTTTGATGGGGCAAGTATGAATCATTCTGCTGGCGACCATGTTGTTGGGTATGTGCAAGTTAATACAACATATGTCACATTAAAATATTTTGGTACTACTGTCGGTTCTGCATTTTTAACTGATACTATTTTTAGCTCAAATGGAGCAATTGATTTTATTTTAATTTACGACACTGATTCATGAGGGTATACACTATGACTTTAATCGAGAAAAAAACTAGACGAATTGAAATTGATGAGATGAGCGGAAGTCATATACAGATATGTGACACCACCCATCTTGTTGATGATGATACTGGTGAAGTAGTGCATGAAAATGTCAAAAATCACAGATGTTTTATTGTGGTTGGCGATGATGACGGAGCAAAGGCTGCAAATGTTGAAGCGTATGCAAAGATAGCCTGGACAAAAGAAGTTCGCGATGCCCAAAAAGAAAGGGTTAGAGCGGCGGAAGCTGCAGAGGCAGCAGAGGCTGCAAAGGCAGAAGAAACTAAATCATAAGAGAGAATATAATTATGACTGATAGCAATGTTGAAAAAATTAAACCAAACCAAGATGAATTAAATCTTCAAGATTTAATGACTATTGTTAATATGATTAACTCATCAAACATTCCTGGTAATGCGATTGAACAAGTTGTTGAATTAAAAGGTAAATTAATTCGGATGGCTAAAAGGCTGGAAGGCAAGCCTCCAGAAAACAAATAGGTGATTTATGGGCGACACATTTTTATTTGCTAACAATGCTGTATCAACGCTGGCGTCAGGTATTACTAATGTGGCGACCACGTTATTTGTTCAGCCGGGTGACGGTGCATTGTTTCCGTCACCTGCTGCTGGCCAACGTTTTCCTTTAACACTGGAAGATGCATCTGGAAATATAGAAGTAGTTCATTGTACAGCGAGGTCTTCTGATACCTTCACCATTGTTCGAGCCCAAGAGGGTACAAGCGGATTGGCTTTTCTTGCTGATGATAGAGTTGAGCTTCGTGTTACAAAAGAGCTTCTTGAACATTTTGCACAAAAAGATGACAACACTCAGGTTAATTTGGATGCTCAAAAATGGGACGGCTCAATTAAAACTGTTTCAAATGCTGCTCCATCTGGTGGTGTTGATGGTGATATTCATTTCGAATATGAGTAACTTATGCCAAAGATAACGCATTTTAATCTGGCTGGCGCATGGCGGGAAATAAAAAACGCTTATGTAAAAGTCGCTGGCACTTGGCGTGACGTGTATAAGATATATGTCAAGGTTTCTGGTGTCTGGGAAGAAGTTCATCGAAAGCAAATTGATTACACAATTACATCTGATGTCTATGATTTTGATGCTCATGTTGCATTGGGGTCACAAACAACCCCATATGATTTTGTTGTTACTGTTGATACAGGTATTAATGTTCGTTCATCTGGCACCGGTATTCCAGCTTTCTCAGCTGGAGCTTTACCAGCAGGGTCAACTTTAAAGATTGTTAATAAAGGTAATATTCTTGGGCGAGGCGGAAGGGGCGCAGATGTTACAGAAATAGGTATAACAGCATGGGGATGTATTCGCGGAGTGAACGGGCTTCCAGGTGGCGATGCAATTGAAACCACTGTTGATGTTGAAATAGATAATACGCTTGGTAATATTTATGGCGGCGGTGGTGGTGGAGCTGCTGGCGGCAGTATGACTGGTCCATTTGATTTTTTTAGTTGGGCTGGTGGTGGCGGTGGTGCTGGAGCTGGTGGTGATTTTGGTGGCCGCACTTATGATGGGGGCTGGGGAGCGCCTGGATTAGATGCGACAGACGGAGAAGATTCCTCTGGGATAATTGATTTAGTGCTGGATACTACTCTAGAAGGAGCTGCTGAGACTTCAGTAGTTGTAACCTCACCTATCAACGAAGATACTCCTCAATCCGGATTTATACGGATAACAGCAAATGCCCTAGATACTAAGATAATCCAAGCGTACACATCATGGACTGATTATACATTTACTATACCAAGTTCAGATTATAGTTCTCAAAAATGTAATGCCGGAAATCAAGTTTCATTTTCCTCTGGATACACAAAAACAGATGCTGCTGGTGCTGGCGGAAATCCAGATAGTTATGACCCACCTGATGGGCATTATGAGGGCGGTACAGGTGGAGCTGGTGGCGGATATGGTGATAATGGAGAGAATTCTCTTGTTGGTGGCGACGGCGAAGGCTCTCCACTTTTTTGCTCTTCTGGTCCAGACCCAGATACAGCTGGAGCGACTGGCGGTACGGCAGGCAAAGCAGTTGAATTAAATGGCAACTCAATTTCATGGCTTGGTGGGAATAATTCTAATCAAGTCAAAGGGGCTGTTTCATAATGCCGCTTATAAAATTAAAAGGTTTCAGTGGGGTCAGACCTCGGGTAGATACGAAATTATTAAAAGGTCATGAAGGCGAAATTTCTGATAATTGCAATTTGCAATCCGGCTCGCTGCGGGCGTGGCGCACTCCTAAATTTATTCAAAATTTAGCTAAGTCTGGAGAAATCAAAAGTATTTATCTTTATGATGATGGGGCTACATGGCTTCATTGGACTGATGACGTTGACGTTGTTCGTGGCCCAATCTCAAATAATACCACAGAACGAACTTATTTTACTGGTACCGATGCTCCACGAGTAACAGATAATACGATTGCTGATGCTGGCGGGAATGATGAATATCCGGAAGATTCATATTTAATTGGTTTACCTGCACCAACCACAGCGCCAACTGCAGCATTAAATGGAACGCATACCTCTCCAGTTAATACAGCTTATGTGTATACATTTGTCAACGATTGGGGAGAAGAAAGTGCGCCATCTCCAGTTTCAAATATTGTTGGCGCAGACTTCTCTACAGGTTCTGTTGATTTAACAACGATGGACCAGGCGCCAGCAGGTGATTACGTAAACATTTCTAAATGGCGAATTTATCGCGTTGCAACAGGAACTACTGATGCTGATTATTTGTTTGTCGCTGAAGTATCAATTAATGTAAGTTCTCCGCAATACAATGATGCGAATCTTGATAGTGCATTAGGCGAGCCATTACCAACAGAAGGTTGGATTGAACCTCCATCAAGTATGATTGGTCTTACTATGATGGGTAATGGCATCATGGCTGGATTCAAAGAAAATGAAGTTTATTTTTCTGTTCCATTTATACCCTATGCATGGCCAATTGAATATCAGTTAACGACCGACCAGCCTATTGTTGCTATTGGCGCATACGGAAATTCCTTAGTTGTGACTACAACAGAGTATCCTTATATTATTACAGGAACATCACCAGAATCGATGTCTATTGATAAGTTGTCCCATCGTCAACCATGTGTAGCTAAGCGTGGATTGGTTTCTGTTGTTGGCGGTGTAATTTATCCATGTCCAAGTGGTTTGTTTTATATTGGAGAAGGTGGGGCAAGGATGGTTACTCACGAGCATTATACACGAGAAGAATGGGGTTTATTAAATCCACAGGGTATGTTTGCAGCATTTTACGATGACCGTTATGTGGCTATGTTTCCATCCATTTCTCGAGGAATTATTTTCGAGCCTAATGAAGCCAGGATGACTGATATTGATTTCAGTATGGATGCTATGTATGCAGACCCAGAAGGTGATAATTTATATTATATAGTTAATGATGCTGGTACTAATAAATTATATCAATTTAATGCGGGTGGACAACGAGGTACATTTAAATTCAGGTCCAAAAATTTTACTCTTGGCACTCGAATTTCTATGAGTGCAGCTAAGATTCATGCGAATTTTAGTGAATCATTAACTGATGAAGAGCTGGC